ATGAACAGCGGATTTTGCGGGATTCCCGGCATGAGCCAGCCGCATCTTGACAGGTGCGAGGGGTGCGCCCACAATAAGGGGCTGTTTAACCTGGATTGTGAGTTGTACTGCTACGGCGTCGAAAAGACGGACGGCGCGGGCATTGTGCTGGAATGTGATGACTTTGAACCATCTCCGGGAGGTGATGCCCAATGACCTATGATGAGTGCATCGTGTGGCTGAACCGCTACCACGATGCCCGGCGGGTGGAGCCGCGATTGCGGGAACGGCTCCGGGAAGAAAACCGCCGCGCCGACTACGCCCGCGCCCTGCGCCCACCCGGTGGGGCCGGTGAGATTGACAGTGCGCTGCTGAGCATCAACACCCGGCGCGAGAAGCTGGCCGCCCAGTTGACGGACGGCGAGGCCGCCAGGGTGGAGATTGAGAGCGCCATTGCTCAGCTGGAGGATGCCCTAGAGCGCGAGGTCCTACAGATGCGCTACATCGACGGGCGCACTAACCGCCAGATTGCGGTGCGCATGAGGATCACTGAGCGCTATGTGCGCAAGCTCCATCGGCGGGCAATTTTCAAAATTATAAAATTAGTTCCGCCTAGTTCCGCCCCAGTGTGTTAAGCTGAGGGTGTCGGGCAGGTAGGGGCTTGATGCTCGACGGTTTGCTCGTTTGTATAATCCTCCTAAGCGGATAGTCGCCCCACATCGGGGCGGCTATTTTTTATATCTGGGTTGCAAGGTTGCAGGGTTACGGGTACGCCCGGCGGTTCGATTCCGCCAGCCTGGCCATAGTTAATCTCCTATTTCATAGCTGGCAGCCGGGAAAGACCGGCAACATACCGCACAGCCGCCCGCCCAGTTCCCCGGCGGGATGAACCTTGACAGGTGCAAGACCTGTGTGCGGGTACGCAGTGCCGTTGATGTGGTTAAACACAGCGGATGACGGACGGCAATAGACCGTCATGCCCGGCGGGCGGGAGAGCCTCACCTACACCGAGACAAAAGAAACTCCGTCTCGCGCCGCTGGGCATCTATGATAATTTTACGCCCCGACGATGTGGAGGTGCAGCGCGTGTCCAGTGTGGACACGCAAACAGTATGCGGGAGTTTGCCAAATCGTTTTACAAGAGCAAAGCGTGGCAGCGCTGCCGCGATGGGTACGCCGCCAGCGTGGGCGGATTGTGTGAGGATTGTCTGGCTAAGGGGCTGTATCGCCCCGGTGAGATAGTCCACCACATGACAGAGTTGACGCCGGACAACATCAACGATCCGGCGGTCTCGCTGTCATGGTCCAACCTGAGGCTGCTGTGCCGTGACTGTCACGCAAAGCGCCACGGCGCGCGGCGTAGATACTGTGTGGACCCGGCGGGGCGAGTGACGTCGAGGTGGTGACCTCCCCCCCGGTCGAAAAAACGAGTGGGGGTGTGGTAGACCGGGCCCCAAAGTTCGGAAAAGCACTGAAAAGAGTGTAAAGGGGGTGTTGTTGTGGGGAGAAAAGCAAAAACTACTCTAATTCAAGAGGAGTACAACAGGATCATGGCGCACTACGCCGACCTGCCTAAAAATCAGATGGCGATTGTGGAGCCGCTGATCCAGAACGCGGCATTTATGAAAATCACGCTCGACGATCTGCAAAAATCCATTAACGCCGACGGGTGCAGCGAGGAGTACATGAACGGCGCGAACCAGTACGGCAAAAAAGCCAGCGCCGATCTGCAAGCCTACAACAGCCTCATCAAGAACTACAACACCGTGACCGAGCGCCTGGGCAAGCTGCTGCCCCCGGAAAAGCGTGAGAGCAGACTGGAGCAGCTGGCCCGTGAATAATTACATCTACGAGTATTACCAGAAAATCACGGACGGCACCATCATCGTGGGCCGCTGGATCAAGGTCTGGTACAAGTATGTTGTGGACGGTCTGGAAAAAGGGCTGTTTCACTTTGACTCTAAGAAGGCGCAGAAAGCAATCCGCTTTGTGGAGAATTTCTGCCGGCACCATGAGGGCGCGCTGGCTCCCCAGCTGATTGTGCTGGAGCTTTGGCAAAAGGCGCTTTTGTCGGTACTGTTCGGCGTAATGGACGACACCGATCACCGCCAATTTCGTGAGGTCGTCGTCATCATCGCCAGAAAAAACGGCAAGACGCTGCTGGCCGCCGCCATTGCTGCCTATTGCAGTTTTTTGGATGGTGAGTACGGCGGGCGCATCTACTTTGCCGCGCCTAAGCTGGAACAAGCGGGGCTGTGCTACGACGCCTATTATCAGATGCTCAGCAAGGACCCAGAGCTGAGCCAGCTGAGCAAGAAACGGCGCACGGACATCTACATTGCCAACAGCAACACGAGCGCCAAGCCGCTGGCGTTTTCCGCTAAAAAGTCGGATGGCCTCAACGTCAGCCTGTGCGTGGCCGATGAGGTCGCAAGCTGGCCCGGTGATGCCGGGCTGAAATTCTACGAGGTCATCAAGTCGAGTTTTGGCGCGCGTACACAGCCCATGCTGCTGGCGATCAGCACGGCAGGCTATGTGAATGAGGGCATTTATGATGAACTGATAAAGCGCGCCACCCGGTTCCTGTTGGGCGATTCCAAAGAGATGCGCCTTGCACCGTTTCTCTACATGATCGACGATCCAGCCAAGTGGAGCGACATTAACGAATTGGCAAAAGCCAACCCCAACCTCGGCGTGAGTATCAGTGTCAGCTATCTGCTGGAGGAGATCGCCATTGCTGAGGGCAGTTTGTCCAAGCGGGCCGAGTTTTTAACAAAATACTGCAACATCAAGCAAAACTCTAGCCTTGCCTGGTTGTCCGCCGATGTTGTAGAGCGGGCCTGTGGGGCGCACATTGACCCGGCCAACTTCAAAAACTGCTATTGCGTGGGCGGTATTGACTTGAGCCGCACCACCGACCTGACCGCCTGCGTGGCGATTATTGAGAAAGACGCCCGGCTGAACGTGCTGGCGCATTTCTTCCTCCCCGCCGAGAAGCTGCAAGAGGCTACCGAGCGGGACGGTCTGCCCTATGCAGCGTATGCGCAGCGCGGCATCCTTACACTGAGCGGTGACAATTTTGTGGACTATCACGATTGCTACAACTGGTTCAGGACACTGATAGAGCAGTACAAAATCTATCCCTTGCAGGTCGGCTATGACCGATACACGGCCCAGTATCTTGTACAGGATATGAAGCAATACGGATTCCACATGGACGATGTATTCCAGGGGTTCAACCTGACGCCGGTGATCCGAGAGGTTGAGGGGCTGCTGAAAGACGGCACCATCAACATCGGGGACAACGACCTGTTAAAAGTGCATCTGCTGAACACGGCGCTGAAAGTCGAAAACGACAGCGGCAGGTGCAAACTTGTGAAGATGAGCGCCACCGACCACATTGACGGCTGCGCCGCGCTCATGGATGGGATGACGGTGCGGCAGAAATGGTGCGCTGAAATCGGCGGCCAGTTAAAGAACGCGGGGTGATGAGCATGGGACTGTTTCAATCAATTTTCGGGAAGATAGCCGCCAAGAGCCTCGCGTCTGGATTCTGGACGACGCTGGACGGCTACACGCCCAGCTTTTTGAGCTGGGGCGGCGAGCTGTATGAGAGCGAGATCGTGCGCGCCGCGATCCACGCCACGGCCACCCACGCCAGCAAGCTGAGCGTCACCGTGCAGGGACCGGCAAACCCGAAATTGCAGACCCGCCTCCGGCAGGGGCCGAATGAGTGGCAGACATGGGGGCAATTCCTGTACAGACTTTGCACAATCCTGGAGGTGCAAAACACCGCCTTTATTGTGCCGGTCATCAATGAGTTTGGTGAGACAGTCGGCATGTTCCCCGTGCTGCCGTCCAGCTGTGAAATCGTGCAGTATGGGGCCGCGCCCTGGCTGCGCTACACATTCCGCAGCGGCCAGACCGCCGCCATTGAAATGGCGCGGTGCGGCATTATGACAAAATTCCAGTACAAAAGCGACATCTTCGGCGAGAACAACCACGCGCTGACGCCCACGATGGATCTGGTAAACCTGCAAAACCAAGGCATTGCCGAGGCCGTTAAAAACGGCGCGACCTTCCGCTTTGCCGCCAAGATGAACAACTTCTCCAGCGATGAGGATTTGAAAAAAGAGCGTAAGCGATTCAGTCGGGAAAACCTGCAAGGCGAGGGCGGCGGCATTCTGCTGTTCCCCAACACCTACACGGACATCAAGCAACTGGAGGCTAAGCCCTATGTTGTGGCCGCCGATGAGATGGAGCGCATCAACACCAATGTGTTCAACTACTTCGGCACTAACGAGGACGTGCTGCAAAACCGCGCCTACGGCGACGCCTGGAGCGCGTTCTATGAGGGTAAAATCGAGCCGTTTTCCATCCAGTTCAGCGATGTCGCCACAAAAATGTTGTTTACCGAGCGCGAACGCGCGGGCGGCACACTGCTGATAGCGACAGCCAACCGGCTGCAATACATGAGCAACACCGAAAAACTGAACGTATCGGCCCAGATGGCGGATCGCGGCATTATGAACCGCGATGAGATACGCGAAATTTGGAACTTGCCGCCCCTGCCGGACGGCCAGGGGCAGGCGTACACGATACGCGGCGAATATTACCTGCTGGGCAGTGACGGCAGCGTGACTAAGAAAGGAGACGACCTTACCAGTGGAAAATCATGACAAACTTCTGAAAAAACTGAACAACGGCCGGGAATACCGCGCCATGCGGCTGGAGGTCCGAACCGCTGACCCCGCCGCGCCGGACTCCAAGCAGGAAGTGGAGGGCTACGCCTGTACGTTCAGCCAGCCCTATTTGCTGTATGAGTACAGGGGCGACAGCGGCACCTGCTACCGCATCATGGAGCAGATCGACCCGCACGCTTTTGATGACTGCGACATGGATGACGTCATCATGCAGTACGACCATGAGGGCCGCGTCTTTGCCCGAACCAAAAACGGCACGTTGGCCCTGGCCGCTGACAGCGCCGGTCTGAAAGTGACTGCAGATCTGGGCGGCACCGAGATCGGGCGGCAGCTGTTTGCCGAAATCAAGGGCGGCTACACCGATAAGATGTCGTTTGGCTTTACAGTGGCCGAGGATAAGCGCGAGACTACCCGTGACCTGGAAAACAACACCATGACCGTGAACCGCACGATCACCAAAATCAAGAAACTGTACGATGTGAGCGCCGTGAGCCTCCCGGCCAACGACGCCACGTCGATCAGCGCCCGAAAATTCCTTGACGGAGAGATCGAGAGAATTAAAGCGGAGAGACTGCAAAGGGCGGATACCGCAACAAAGATCAAACTGAAACTTTTGGGAGTGTAACCATGAAAAAGAAAACCAGTGAAATGACTATTGCAGAGCTGCGCACCCGCGCCGCTGAGATCCGCACCGAGGTCAACGCCGAGGGTGCCGACCTGGACGCCTTGGAGGCCGAGGCCGATGAGATCAGCCAGCGCATCGCGCAGTATGAGACCGAGCAGCGCCGCCTCGGCATTGCCGCCAAGGTTGCGGACGGTGCCGGTGCGCCCCAGGACAACCCCACCGCCCACACCGATGCCCAGACCCGCGCCCAGCAGTTCAAAGAGAACCGCCGCGCCGTCCTGGGCGTGGAGGAGACCCGCGCCGTCCTGGTGAGCGGCGGTAAGCTGGCAACCCCCACCGAGGTCAACACCGAAATTCAGGACCGCGTTGGTGTCGGCGTCTCCAGCATCATTGATATGGTGTGGGTCGATGACTGCTCCGGTATGTCCACCGACCGCATCCCCTACGTCAAGCAGGATGCCGACGCTGCCGCCGATCAGACCGAGGGTGCTGCCGCCACCACCAAAGAGGCCACCTATGACTACATCGACATCACGCCCAAGTCGGAGGCGGTTCTGAGCCAGATCAGCAAGCAGGCCAAGAAGCAGACCCCCGTGAACTACTTCGCCAAGTGCCGCGCCCAGGCCCTGCTCAGCTTGCGCAAGAAAGCATCCGTCATTGTGACCGATGCGCTGAAAGCCAGCAAGCTCGTGAACAGCATTGACGCCACGCTGGACAACGCCAAGAAAGGCGTCATCAACGAGAAAACCCTGCGCAATCTGACGCTGAACTACGGCGGCGATGAGGCCGTTGAGGGCGAGGCTGTCCTGTTCCTCAACAAGAAAGACCTGGTTGCGTTTGGCGATGTGCGCGGCACCAACGAGAAAAAGGCCGTCTACGAGATCACCCCGGATTCTGCCAACCCCAACACCGGCATCATCAAGGAGGGCGGCCTGAGCGTGCGCTACTGCCTCAATAAGAACCTGGCCGCCTGTGCCGGTACGGCCCAGACCGCCAAAGCACAGCCCACCATGTTCTACGGCGTGCCGCGCTGCCTCAAGCTGGATCTGTTCAGTGACTACGAGATCGCCGTCTCCGACGACTTCGCTTTTGACAAGCTGCTGTCCACGATCCGCGGTGATGTGGAGATGGGCGCGGATGTGGTCGTCCCCGGCGGCTTTGTGGCGCTGACTATCCCGGCCAGCGCTTGATAGGAGGCTGTGACCTATGGCAGACAACGACCTGCTCTACCGCGTCAAACACGCGATGCGCCGCCCAAACATGACGGAAGACATGGAACAGGAACTGAGCGACCTGGTTGACGCGGCTCTTGCCGAGTTAAAGGCGGCGGGCGTGTCCAATGTGGACACACAGGATCCGTTGATCCGCCGCGCGGTTATCACTTACTGCCGGACAAATTTCTGGCCGGGCGATGATTACGACAAACTAAAGGCGTCCTATGATGAGCAAAAGGCACAGCTTATGACGGCGACCGGCTACACGGACTGGGGCCAGACGCTTTAGTTTTGTGATGTACCGCCGGAGCGCCAGCGCCCCGGCGGTACATTTTTTAGGAGCTACCATGTACTGGATGGAACAGATCACCCTACTGAAAGACGAACCCAAGAAAGAGCAGGGCGTGCTTACACACAACTACATCCCTGTGTGCACCGTTTACGGTGAGCAAAAATCCGTGAAATGGGGCGAGTTTTTCGCCGCCGAAAGCGCAGGGACAACGCTGAGTGCGGTGTTTATCTTGCACGCTGATGAGTACACCGGTGAGCGGGTCGTGGAGTGGAACGGCAAGCGGTACAGCGTCCAGCGCGCCTACCTGACCGGCGATAAGGTGGAGCTGACATGCAGCGACCTGGCCCAGCCTAAAGGGGGACCGCCGTGAGGATGAATTTAATGTGGAGCGATGAGGTCACGGAGCAGCTGACAAAGCTCGCTGATCTGGACTCCATTGCGCCGGAAATGCTGAAAAGCGCCGCGCCCATCGCGGTGGATGCGCTGAAACAGCAAGTCGGGAAACACAAAAGCAACCGCGCCAACAAGCACCTGGCCGACAGCGTCCGCGCCGGAAAGCCCAAAAAGCGGAAAAGGGGCGGCTATGGGCTGGATGTGAGCTTTAGCGGTTACGACAGCGGGCATGGCTCCAGCCCAAGCTATCCGAATAAGGTTGCCCAGATGCAGAAAGCCGTGGCGTTGGAGTACGGCACCGCAAAAGAACCCGCACAGCCCTTTTTGAACCGCGCCGCAAACAGCTGCGAAGATGCTGTCAGCACCGTGATGCAGGATGTTTTGCGGCAGAGAGGTAAGCTATGACCATGATTGATGCGGCCCTGGCCGCACTGGAAACTGTGTGCAGCAACGTTTCGTTTGTAAAAAATGAAGATGATCCGCTGCCGGACAGTTATGTGGTGCTGAGCGTTCTGGATGACACGCCGGAGGTATACGCCGGAGACCTGGACGAACAGCAGCGCTTGCAGGTGCGAGCCGCCTGGTATACAAGAGACCTGCCCCAGCCCTGCGCCCGCAAAATGCGCTGTGCTTTGCGTAATGCCGGTTTTATCATCGGCTCCACCGAGTACGGCTATGATAACGACACAAAACACTTTATCGCATACGTCGAGGCCGAGACCGATGACGGGTGTGATTGGAACGAAAGAGAGGCACAATAATGGCTTATATCGGACTTCCCTACTATGGCTATTGCCCAATTACTGTAGCGACCAACGCGGATGGTTCTGAGACGGAAAGCCTCGGCAATGGCAAGATCACGCGCGCTGTCGTGAGCTATGGCGGCGAAAACGACAGCGACAGCAGCGAGCTGTGGGCCGGTGACCGCCGCGAGCAGCGCGATGCAGGAGCGCCCAGCGCGAAGCTGACCATTGATCGCAGCTACCTGAGTCTGGCGGATGAGGCTGAACTGTGCGGTCACCACTATGATGAGAGCACAAAGACGCTTGAGCGCAAAGAGGGCGATACGCCTGCTCTTGTGCGTGTTGCGGCGCTTGGCAAGCTGAAAAAACCTGACCGCAAGCTTGCGTATCGCCTGGTGGGCTATTACCGCGTGAGCTTTGACCCTGTGGATGACAACCTCAGCACTGCCTCCAAGAGCACAAGTTACAGTACGACCAAGCTGGCAGGATCCGCGGAGTGCAACAGTGATGGGAATTTTGTGAAAAAGCAGGAGTTTGATGGGTACGAAGAGGCCCTTGCCGCACTGAAAACATTCTTGAACATCAAGGAGTGAGGATCATGGTGGAGATTACGCTGCGCGGACGCAAGTACCCGGCACTGTTCGACCTGCAAAACGTCAAGGAGTTGCAGGAACACTACGAGGATTTGAGCGCCATTGTCGAAAAGCTGAACGACCCGGAGGAGGCCGCCTATATCGTTTGGCTGCTGATCCGCGAAGGTGTCGAGCTTGACAATGAGGAGCATCACCGGGATAATGAGGCCCCCAGCCTGGCAACGGTTAAAAAGCTCATCTCCTTTGGCGATCTGCAAGGCGGTTTGGTCGCCGGTGTAGAAGAAGCCTTTATGGAGTTTTACGGAAAAAACGGGTCAGGCCGTCAAGCGTTACAGGCGATGAGGACGATGCTGAGCGAATCTGGGTTGATGACGTCCCCGAACGGCACTTTGACGGCGAACGAGTGATCAATTTTGCAAGGCTCCAATATATCGCGGTTGGTCTGCTGGGGTATTCCCGGCGCGAAACACGGTTTTTGAGCTTGAATGAACTGCTTGAGCAGTTTACCGAATATTGCGCCATGAATGGCATTGAAATTCCGCAAGAGAGGGGGTTGGCAGATGTCGCTACCTAGAGCGGGCGTGAGCCTGGTTGTTGAAAACGACAAAGCGTTTAAGGATGCGCTGAGCGAGGTGAACGCTGGCTTGAAAGTCAACAAGCAGCAGATGCAGCTTGTGACGGAGCAGACCAAAGAGATGGACGACCGACAGGCCGCCCTAAAACGGCGGTGCGAGACCGTGCAGCAGACGCTCCAAAGCTACCGCGACAAGGTTGAGGTATTGCAGCAAGCCTACGAAAACTCGGCCAAGCGCGAGGGAGAGGCCAGCAAGGTCACGATGCAGTGGAAAGCCAGCCTCATCAGCGCGCAGACCGAGGTTGCCAAGCAGGAAAATTTATTAAAGAGCCTGAATGACCAGCAGGAACAAACCGGCAAGACCATGACCAGCCTGGCCGATGTGGTCAATGGTTTGGCCAACGCTCTGGGAATCACGCTGCCGCCCGGCGTACAGGCTGCCGTTGACAAGCTGGGGCAGTTTTCCGCCAGCGGAGCGGCGGCTGTGACAGTGGTTGGCGGTCTGGTCGGCGCGCTTGCGAAATCCACAATGGACATGAGCAAGACAGCAGATGATCTGCTGACGCTGTCTACGCAGACGAGCCTGACCACAGACCAGCTGCAGGAGTTTGAGTACGCCAGTGAGCTTGTGGATGTCAGCACGGACACGCTGCGCGGCAGTCTGGTGAAGCTGACCAACAATATGCAGACGGCGGCTACCGGGACAGGCTCCGCAGCAGAGGCATTTAAAAAACTGCATGTAAAAGTGTCGGACAGCAGCGGGAAGCTCAAGGACAACTATGAGGTGTTTTTGAAAACCATTGACGCTCTGGGCAAGGTGAAAAACGAGACCGAGCGCGATGCGCTGGCGATGGATATCTTTGGCAGGTCGGCAACGGACCTGAACCCGCTGATCGAGGCCGGCAGCGGCAGACTGAAAGAACTGGCCGAGCAGGCGCACGAGGTCGGTTATGTGGTCGATAACGAGACGTTGCAGAGCTTTGGTGAGCTGGATGATGCGATGCAGAAGCTGGACAAGCAAGGAGATGCTGTAAAACGCAGCTTCGCGGAGGCGCTGCTCCCTGTTATTACTGCGTTTGCCGAGGCTCTGAACGCTATCCCAACGCCGGTGCTGACGGCAGTTATCTCTATTACCAGCATCGCCACAGTAGTGCTGCTTGTGGTGAAGGCCATTAAAGAATTGCAGGGGCCGGCTGGAACCGTGAAAAGCATGATCGGCAGCGTTATGAGCTATATGGATCCGCTGTATATAAAAATCATGCTGATCGTTGCCGGCATTACTGCGCTGGTAGCGGTTATTGCTGTCCTGATCGGCAAAGGAAACGAAATCAACAGCGCCATGAGCGGCATATCCTCGGCTACAACGGGGACAATGCGCGCAGCCAACAGCAAGGTGCCGCATTATGCCACCGGCACGCGCAGCGCGCGCGGCGGACTGGCTGTTGTGGGTGAGAACGGGCCGGAGCTGGTTGCATTGCGCGGCAGAGAACGCATCTACAACAGCAGCCAGACACGCGGCATGCTGGGCGGCTATGCTATCAATATCGGGAGCATCACCATTGATGCCAAGAATGTGAAAGAGTTCAACGATATTGTAAGTATCGCCAAAAATGAAGCCATGAGCATGAGACAGGGGGCATTGACATGAAATCGCACAGCTGGAGCACGAGAAACTTTGCGGCAAACAACAGGGTCCCCAATGCCAACTACCAAGCATACAGATGCTCGTGGCTATTCAGCACTGGGATGGGGAACACAAGCCGGTATATTGGGAGCTTGAGCGTCCGTGTCCCCGCATACGGAAATGGCAGCCGAAGAGTCAGGCTGGTTGGATATGCACTTGCCAACAGCGCAGGTTCGAGCTATCACAGCAGCCAGAACAGCGTTTGCGAGCAGAGCAATTTTTCTTACGGAAATTGCTCGTTTTCATTTGACGCGTTCACTCAGAAAAACAAAAAAGAAATTTTAGCTTACGGCATATATGTGAATGCCGAGAGCGGATACAATAACGTTGGTGATAGCCGCAGCGATACGGTGATCAACTGTGTAAGCTACCAAGGTGTCATCACGCCGACGGGCACAGTCTGGACCAGCGGAACGGTGGCGCGATACACAAAGTACCGTTTGCAGTGGACGACTAACGCAGAAGATGACTTTGAGCGCAGCAACTCCACCTGCCAGATCGTTATTACGGACCAGGACGGCGGAAACGGCCAGACAATCAGCCTGAGCAATGGCGCAACGTCCTACGATCTGGATACTACCGCATGGTCAAGCGGCAGCGGCATCCGCTGGCGGGTGCGAGTAGGGGCTTATGGATCCGGTACGGTGACGGAGAGCCCTACCTACTCCCTGTCACTTGCCGACCCCAGCGCCAAGGTGGACGACCTGCGCCCTACCAGCAAGACGTATTACGGCTTTGACGCCACGTTTAGCTGGGCTTTTGTCGGCAGTATCGCCAGTGGCTCTATCAGCGGTGCGCTGCAGCAGGCATCTGCTGTGCTTCAGTACCGCACGGATAATATGGCCGACCCTGCGCAGTTTGCCAGCGTCGGCAACGACACGACCCACGTGACCGTCAACTGCGGCGTACTGCCCATTGGCAGCTACCAGTGGCGCGTTATAGCGCGGAGTACCGTGGGAACCACGCACACATCCGGCTGGGTGCAGGTGACCAACGTTGAGGTGCCAGTGTCCGTCAAGGGCACGACCCCTGCAGCGGGAGCATCTGCGCCACGGGCAGTTGACAACCGATTCAGCTGGGTTTTTAGCGTTGACAGTGATGACCGGCCCGGCGACGTCACGCAGCAGAGTGCGACACTTTACTACAAGGCCAACAACGAGAGCGCGTGGCACACCGCCGCCGTGAGCGGATCGCAGCAGTATGCAGACATCCCGGCAAACACATTTGCCGATGGATGCACAACACTGGATTGGTATGTTGAGGCGGTTGCCAACACCGGCTCAAAGGTTATCAGCGATACGATCAGTGTGTCCACATTGGATGCGCTGAGCACACCTGTAGCAGTGAGCCCCGCGGGCGAGTACATGGATGACACTGTCCAGGGCATTACGTTTGTGTGGCAGCACGCGAACGTGACAGGTACGGCTCAAACCGGGTGGGAGCTGAGCTACTCTACCGACAGCGGCGCGTCCTATCTTGTGCTGGCCAACGCGGACAATGCAGATAAGAGCTACCAGGCAGCTGCCGGCACATTTTCCAGCGGCGTTATTTACTGGCGCGTGCGCACCAAAAACACAGACGGCGTGTTTGGCAACTATTCCGGCGCGGCGATTTTTGCAATCCGCCGCGCGCCGAAAGCCCCGGTCATCTCCTACTATGATAACAAACCGCTTGCAAAAATGCGCTGGCAGGCGCAGGAGCAGGACGGCTATGAGATCGCAGTGGATGGAGTGAGCCTGGGCGTGCACTACGGCACGGGCAAAGAGTGGCAGTCTGACGCTGTGCTGGCGGACGGAAAGCATACTCTGTCTGTCCGCATCTACAACACTTACGGGGACGCGTCCCCGTGGGCCAGTTGCGAGATCAAAGTCAAGAATCAGCCTGGTGACCCGGTGATCTGCAACGCAGAGAGCTGCTGGGGAGAGGTACGGCTGCATTGGGGCGGAGATAAAGCGTACATCCTGCGGGACGGTGAACTGATCGCCAAGGCGGATAGAGGACTGTACACAGACCGCACCGGCGTGCTGGATCACCGGTACGTGATCCGCATTTTTGATGCGGACGGCTACTATACGGACAGCGCGCCGGTCACAGCTGCGCCCAGTGTGCCCTATGCCGCAATCGGACCGCTCAACGGCAGCTGGTGGCTGGCGCTGAAATATGCAACCAGCTACCAGAATTACACAAAAAGCACAAGCCTTAACGGCAGTTACCAGCAGTACTGGGGTCAAGAGCTCCCGGTCTGGCATGATGCAGGCAACCGAGTGGTGACACATACTATTGCTCACGCATGTAGGAGCGCGGATGAACTGGCTAAACTGCGCAGCTTAGCCGGACAGCAGGTCGTATATAAGGACAGAGCCGGGCATCTGGCGATTGGCGTTTTTAAGGATTTGCAGGAAAGCCGCGACCACGGCTGCACGCCGTTGAGCTTGAGCATAACCGAGATACAGCGGGAGGCGGTCAAGTATGATCCGGTATGAGTTTGTCGCCATGCGCAGCGGTGCACCCTACCGCGTGCTGCAGGTGCCTGCTGACTGCACCCCGCAAATCCGCTTTACGGGCAGCGCCGAGGTCAAAAGCACCGTCACACTGACCGTGGAGCCGGACGAGGACGTCAACTGGCTGACGGACATGCTGAGTGTTGTGCGCGTGGATAACGCTGACCGAACGCCACTGGGGTTGTTTTGTGTTACGACGTGCCCTGCCAGCGTGGACGAATACGGCCACAAAACGCAGGAACTGACCGGGTACGACCAGGGCTATGCCCTGCGCAATCTGAGTGTGCTGGAGCGCACCTTAATGATCCGCGCCGGGACGCGATACACCACGGCGATCCGCGAGCAGCTGCTGGCGGCTGGCGTCAACGTGGTCAGCATCATCGACACAGACGATGTGCTGATGACAGACCATGAATGGGAGATCGGCACAACGCGGTACGCAGTCGTGTCCGCTTTGCTTGCCGAGATCAATTACCGGGACATTTATTTTGACGGCAGCGGCGTTGCCGTGGCAGAGCCCTGGGAGCCAGCGTCCATCAATAACCGCACGCACCGCTACGGAGCCGATGAGGCGACCCTGCTGCGCATCCCCATGAGTGTTGAGGCAGACACATTCAATGCGGCCAATGTTTTCGTGGACATCGTGAGCAGTGCGGATCTGGGTCAAGAGCTGCGCGCCGTGGCTGAGAACGTCAACCCCACAAGCCCGCTGAGCATCATGCGGCGAGGACGTCGCATCGTGAGCGTGGAGACGGTAGAGGGAATCGCGTCGCAGGCTGCGCTTGAAACGCATGTGAAGAACAGGATGCTGCTGAGCATGATGGGGGCCGCAAATTATACGTTTACATCCTGCGGGGACACAGAGCAGCCTCACAGGTTAAATGACAGCATACTAATGATGCGCGACGGCATCGGCCTGCTGGAGGAACAGGAGTGGACGCTTGACTGTGCCCCCGGCGGCCAGATGACGCACACGGCAAAGAAGGTGTTTTACAGCATTGATTGAGAATTACCAACAGCGGAAAGCGCTTGAGACGACCGCCAAGAGCGGAAATATTGCAACCGTGAGTGCCATTTACAGCGACGGGATCGCGCTGATCCTGCCGGGCGATACCACGGCGGCAGAAAAGCATTACCCATACAATGCCGCTATCACATTTTCAGCCGGTCAGCGGGTTCACATAGCCAGAGAATCCGGCACGATCATTGTGGAATATCCCATCGGCGGGAACGGCAGCTAATAGGAGGTGGCCACTATAAAAACCATTGTGTTGATGAATTATGACGTTGTCGTTGACAACCGTTACTCGGTCACGCCCAGCATTGAGCTGGGAACCAAGGACAGCTACGGCATCGAGAATATCCGCATCGTCCAGGGCGATGGATGGAGCGGTCTGGAGACTTTGGCTGTGTTCCACGCGCCCGGTGGGTCTGCGACCAAGAAGACGGTTGGCGCGGACGGCGTGCTGGAGGTCCCTGCGGAGGCGACGGCAGACAAGGCTGGCCGCGGCAAGATCGTGTTTTTAGGCCTTGCGGACGGCGTGCAGCGTATCTCAGTCGATCTCCCCTACTCCATCCGGGATCACGCGGACATCGACGGCGATAATCCGGGCACGCCTACGCCGGATGTGGTGCAGCAGATTTTGGAGAACTCCAACAACGCGGTGCGGGTGGCGCAGGCCGCTAAAGATGCTGCGGAAAACGCGCACCGGGCCGCTGAGGATGCCGCCATCAAGGCGGGCGAGGAAGCGGGCGGTGCCGCTGCCAGCGCTGCGGCGGCTGCGGCCAGCGCAGAAACCGCCAACGCAGCCAAGGATGCCGCTGCGAAGCATGAATACGCGGCGGCAGCATCCGAGGCAAACGCTGAGGCCGCGGCAACCGCTGCCGGGGAGTCGCAGGACGCGGCAGCGCAGTCTGCGCAGAGAGCAGCGACCTCCGCTGCGGCTGCCGCCAAGGATGCCGGGAGCATTGGCGAGGCTGCCGCCAAGGCCACGCAGGAGGCCGCTGCCGCTGCCGGGTCTGCCACGGCGGCAAAGGAAAGCGCTGCAGCGGCTGCTGCATCCGCCACGAAGGCGGGGCAGTCTGCCGGTACGGCCACGGAAAAGGCAAGCGCAGCGGAAAGTGCGCGGGCCGCTGCCGAGAGCGCCAGCACGAGCGCATCCGCGAGTGCAAAAAGCGCTGCGGATGCCGCTAAAACCGCCGGCGATGCGGCGACAAAGGTCATCAAAGAGGGCGTGGCCGAGAAGCTGACCGAGATGCAGGGCATCCAGGAGGATGTCAAGGCCCGCCAGCAGGATGTGACCGAGAAGCAGGCCGATGTCACCGCCAACGTGGAGCTGGCGCGGCAGGCCGCGCTGAGCAACGGCTACATGCAGATGGGCGTTGACCCGGACACGGGGCATCTGATGTACACGCGCACGACAAACCTGAAGGACAAGCTTGATTTTGCCATTGTCAATGACACAAATTTGGAGGTACAGATCCATGGCTGATAGTTCCGTTTTTACCACCGACCTCGGCGCAGTAACCGCCTACGCTGATGCGAAAGCGCACGGCTACACCGGCACGCGTGAGGAGTTCGGCACGCTGCTGGCGAACGCCGGCACGAATCTGGCCGAGGCAAACGCGGCCAAGGCTGCCGCACAGACCAGTGCTACGCAGGCAGACCAGAGCGCGAATGCTGCGGCGGCATCTGCCAAGGCTGCGGCTTCGGCTGTCGGTGCTACATTCTACGGTGTAGACTTCTCCGGCAGTACCAGCGCGGGCACGCGGACGGGGGCAGCTGCGGAGTTTGTGTTTACCCCCGGCACCGATACCAGCGCGGGACAAAACGACTTTGACGGCGTCTATCCTTGGGCGGGCATGCGGCGCTGCTGCTGCACGCTGAACGCGGACGGCACGGTCACGGTCAACGCCTACAAGGGTCAGCCGGGCTACATTGAGGACGGCACCAACGGTGAGGTGCTGGTTGAGGTGCCGCTCTTCTATGTTTCCGGCATGTTAGATGTAAATCCGCGCGTGTCGGCGGTGCCGATGCCGGGATTCCGCGCACCGCGGAAGTTCCAGAACGCGGACGGCTCCCTCAAGCAAAAGTGTTACCTGCCCGCCTTCCCCGGCAGCATCGGCGCAGACGGCAAGCTGCACAGCATTGCGGGCGTTGTCAGCACCGGCAACAAGACGATCTCGCAGTTCTTGGCTGCGGCCCGGCTGTGGGGTGAGACCTACAGCATCAACACGAGCGCCGACTTTGAGGTGCTGGCCTACTTGATGATCGTGGCCTACGGCACCCGCAACGTACAGGCAAAGATGCGCGGCGTCTCCAACCTGTACACCACCAACATCGCCGTGACCGGCGCGCTGACCTCCGAGGCCGCCGTTGTCATTGCCAAGGGTCAGCTGGAGCCTGGCAATGTCATCTCCATCGGCACCGGCGACGAGAACGAGAGCGTGGCAGGCCGGCGCATCGTGACGGCCATCGAGGCCATTGAGGGCGACACTGCCAATGTGAAGGCCAGCTTCACCGGCGAGGCTGTAACCACGACCACCGACCACAAGGTCTGGCGCATCATGCAGTCCACCGGCACGGCCAACAGCGTAATCTCTACCTGCGGCAGCCCTGTGAGCAACACGGACGGCAAGCACAGCTTTGTGTTCTACGGCTGCGAGAACCCGCTCTATGGCAACCAGTGGCGCTTTGAGTGCGACTGGAAAATCGTTGACGGCGTGCCCTACATCTGCAACGACACCAACTACAACTGGTCGAGCGTTGAGAACTACACGAAGCTGGATTCCCTCACGCTGCCTAACGAGGGCTGGGCCAAGAACCTGCAGGCCGATGAGCGGTTCCCGTGGCTGCAGATCACAAAGGAAGTCGGCGGCAGCAGCGGAACCTATCTTGCAGACTATTTCTGGATCAACAAGAGCGGTTCTCGCATCGTTCTGCGCGGCGCGCCCTCCACCAGCGGCGGCGACGCGGGCGCGTTCGACGTCACCCTCGCCAACGATGCGGGCTGGGCGTGGTGGAGCCGCTCGGCTGACCTTTCTATAAACGGTTAAGCGGGGGCGCGGGGGCAGCAAGGCCCCCGCAACTTTCGCCGATATGGCGGCAAACTGAATACGACATTCTCTAGGACAGGCTAACGACCTCATGTTCTCGCATCGTTCTGCGCGGCGCGAACTCCAACAACGGCGACAACGCGGGCGCGTTCTACGTCAACCTCAACAACGATGCGGGCTGGGCGTGGTGGAACAGCTCGGCGGACCTTTCTTTGGCTGTGCCTGAATACAGGTGCAGGCTGACATTTATACGCGAGGTCGGGATGCCTTAGCCCTAGCTAAAAATTGGCCCATCCGGCAGCCCTAGTAGACGCGCCAGCGGACGAACCGGCTGGAGGCCAAAGAAAGACTATAAAATGCCTAAGCGCATCGGAAATTTAAAGCCGGTCATGGTTGACCGGGAATTTATACGGAGGCGTATGGTAGATCATGCGAAAAAGAGGATGCACGACCCGACCACGCTGCCCGCCTTGACGCACATTGAGACGTGCATCGACCAGGTGCAGCACTGGATCATCTACGGCGGCTGGACGCCCAGCGAACCGATACACACCCAGCACTATGAGCCGAGTAACGGCAAGCTGCGGGACATTGACTATGTGCCGTACTGGCCGGACGGGGTCATACACTGGGTACTGATTGAGGCGATCTATGACGTGGTCGTGCCTAAGATGGACCCCTACTGCATAGCGGGTATCAAGGGCCGAGGGCCGCACAGCGCCGCCAAACAAGTGGCGCGGTGGATGAAAACGGACCGCGCCGGGATGAAGTACGGCGCAGAGCTGGACATACACCATTGTTTCCCGGAGAGCGATCACGATTTTATAGAGTACGGCTATAGGCAGCTGATAAAAGATAAATACTGGCTGCGCATAGCTGACGCCGTCGTGGACAGTTTCCCTAACGGTTTGCCGATTGGCTATGTGACGTCGCACTGGTTCCAGAATCTTGCCATGACGGCGTTTGACCGGTATGTGCGCGGTCTGGACGGCGTGGCGCACTACTACCGCTATGTAGACAACGTGCATCTGTACGGCCCGAATAAGCGCAAGCTGCACCGTGCCCTGGAGGCTGCAATGGAGTGGTTGGCGGCGGCTGACTACGCTTGCAATACCTGCTGGCAGGTCTACCGCACCGACTACATAGACGCCGACGGCAAGCACCGAGGCCGCGCCCTGGATGGGCTGGGTTTTGTGGTTTACTGCGACCACACGATCTACCGCAAGCGCACCACGCGGCGGCTGATTCGGCTGTGTCTCAACATCAAAGCCCGCCCGCACGGCGTACCGACGCCGCATCAAGCCAGACAGGCCGCGTGCCGCATCGGCCAGCTAAAACACGCTAATATGCACCGATTCCGCGTTAAGTACGTTGACGGTGTTGTGAGTTACCGCAAAATCAGAAAGGTGGTACAAAATGCTTAAATGTGAGTGCAACGAAAAACACGCCCGTCTTGAGTGCGAGCCGCAGCCCAACGGTCTGACGTTGGTGCGCGTCTACGAGGATGAGCAGGAGGTCACCCGCGAGGCTGTGTCCAATATGGACACGCCCTGGCACGGGTACAGCTACACGACTTACGAGACGGTCACACAGGTGCCTCAGGCGGCGGTTGACGTTGATACCTGGGCCGCCCTGGTTAAACAGGCCGACTATGACACGGCTGCGGCTGCCGTGCGCGCCGAGCGGGATAAGCTGATCGCAGCCACGGACTGGACTGTGCTGGGCGATGCCAAGACGGTCAAGGCCGACTGGAAAACCTACCGCCAGGCCCTGCGCGATGTGCCAGAGCAGACGGACTTCCCCTATGCGGTGGTGTGGCCGACGCCGCCGGTGGAAGGATGAGCGAGGAAGCGGATCTGCTGGCGCGTGTGATGCTTGTACTGTGGGACTACCGCGATACCATACCGGGCGCGGGAGACCTGCTAGATGAGTATGAGGCGCTGGTGATGGATACAGATGAGGTAATACAATGAGACTATCTAATGGAGAGGTCCTGCTGCACTGGCCGCTGGACATTCATGTGCTGACGCAAGGGTGGTATTACAATGACGGCAGTTTGCACCAGGCCGTTGACCTGCGCACCCAGATTGACAACATGTATATCCGCCCGGTCTATGCCGCCGAGGACGGCACCGTGGATCAGACCCAGGACTGGGACGGACACACGCGGACGGGTATGCAGAGCTATGGCAACATGGTGCGTATCAGACACGCCGGCTACAAAAGCAAGACCTTGCAGACACGATACGCCCACCTGTCCAGCTATTGCGTCAAGTACGGCCAGAGGGTCAAAGAGGGCGAGATCATCGGCTACAGCGGCGTGACCGGCAATGTGTTCGGCGCACACCTGCATTTTGAGGTCATCCTGGGCGGCAAGCGCACCAACCCGCTGACCTGGTTGGACAATGACTATACCCTCGCCACGGGCAGGGAGTATCAGTTCAACAAGGGCGAGCATAGCGTTGTTGTGCCGGAGGCCGACAAGCAGACACCCAGCACCGACACAACCGCCAACGAGGCTAAGACCGTACAGGCTATCTTGATCGGTCCGCTGGACGCCCAGACCGCCGCCTATTTTGACGATGCGGCCAAGACCATGCAGCTGGGCGCTGACCGTTATTGCGCCCTGGCCGTGGATGCTGAGGGCAAGGCCGTCATGCGCTGCGCGACGCTGTCCGGCATGGATGCGGTCAAGCTGTACCAGATTGCCCAGGCGCAAGGGCTGAAAGAGGAGTATTTCTCTAAGTTTGTGGGGTGATGTGGATGGAGCAGATCGCGGTTGCGCTCATCACGGCAGGGCTGGGCTTTGTGGGCGTTATGATTACCAACTATTTCAGCAACAAGAGCCTGAGCGACAAGGTCACACACCAGCTGGAGGTTGCGCAGGCCGTAACGGACACCAAGATCGAGGAGCTGACACGCGAGGTGCGGACGCACAACAATTTTGCCCAGAGGATTCCAGTGTTGGAGGAGAAAATGTCCGTTGCAAATCATCGCATTGACGACTTGGAGCGGCACGAGGAAAATGGAGGGAGAATCTAATGCAGGATTTTTTGAAGAATTTGGCCGCGCTCATCAAGGTCAAGACCATTGTGACGTTGATCGTCGTGACCGTCTTTGCTGTGCTGGCCCTGCGCGGGGGCTTGCAGCCCGACACCGTGATGACGATTGTGACAATGGTTATCGCGTTCTACTTCGGCACCCAGAGCGAGGGCAAGGGCGGCGGTAAATAACTAAGCGGCGGGCAGCCCTCGATGGGATGCCCGCCGCTTTTGTGTCCATTCTGGACACAAATTTTATACGACCTTTTTACGACCTTAGCCCATTTTACGGCCATTTTACGGCCCATTTTCTTGCAGTATCTTACACTATTTTGCACTATCACACAAACGAAAAACCGCGATACATCAACCTTTGCAGGTTGTATCGCGGTTTTTACGTTGGCGGAGTAAGAGAGATTTGAACTCTCGCGGCGGTTTCCCACCCTACGCCCTTAGCAGGGGCGCCTCTTCGACCTCTTGAGTATTACTCCACAAG